TTTGTGAGAAAATATGATGTAAGTGATTATGGGCAAAACAGAAACAAAAACGAAAGAGACACCAAAACAGTCAGAAGAACAGTCTGGCTCAACAGCGAAAACCCAAGTCTCCTCAAGAGATGCGGATTGCGATGTCTTTACTGAGAAATATTTTGGGATAAAATTGTATGATTGGCAGAAGTCAGTTCTGTTAGATTTGAGCAAGCCCGGTGCGCGAGTTGCATTGAAAGCGGCAAATGGCTCAGGAAAAACTGCCATGATAGCTGCACCTGCTGCACTGTGGTATGCGCTGATCTATCCCGGTAGCATAGTTATCACCACATCTGGTGTGTATAGGCAGGTCAAAGAGCAGATGTGGCCTCAGATTAGATCATTAGCCAGCAAAGTAGCTGGGCTAGGCATGACAATTAATCAGACTGATCTGACTATGGACAATGGCAGCAGGATCTTGGGGTTTGCAACTGACTCACCAAACCGTTTTGAAGGCTTTCACGGCAATGTTTTTATAGTGTTGGACGAGTGCAAGAGCATTGATTCTGACCTATTTGAGGCGGTGGCTCGTATCCAGCCAAATCGCATCCTAGCCATGAGTTCTCCAGGTGGAACTACTGGTAAGTTTTATAAAATTTTTACTAAAGAACAGAAGTGGTGGAAGCTTCACACTGTTACTTCTTACCAATGCCCCCATATCAAGAAAGAATGGATAGAAGAACAAATGGAGATGTGGGGCAAAGACCATCCATTGATCAGATCCATGATCTTTGGAGAGTTTCAAGAGACAAGCGGAGAAGGCTTGGTGATCACATGGGACAGTCTAATGCAGTGCTTGGATAGTCCACCAACCAAAGATGGTGGTGAAATTGTAGCCTCGTGTGATTTTGCAGCAGCAGGTGATGAAAGTGTTTTTTGCATGAGAGTAGGAAACAAGATCACCAAGCTAATTGCATGGAGAGAGGCTAATACTATGGCAGGTTGTGCCCGATTTGCTTTGGAATTTGAGAAAGCAAAGCTGAAACCTGAGCAGATATTTGGCGATGCAGGTGGACTAGGACTGCCTATGTGCCATCAGCTTGCAGAGATGGGTTGGCCAATCCACCAAGTGAATTTGGGAGGAAGAGCACATGATCCTGACAAGTATGTCAACCGGGGTACAGAGATGTGGTTTGAGGCATCTAGACAAATAGACCGCATGGAGTGTATATTGCCTGATGACGAGATCCTACACAGTCAATTGACAACTAGACGGGTTGCAGCAAGTAAGAACGGTAAACTGAGCTTAGAAAGCAAGAAAGAGATGAAGGCGCGAGGATTCTCCTCACCTGACCGGGGTGATGCGGTGGTCATGACATTGGCCAGTTATAGCGACCAATACATGTGGAACAGACGCTATCAGCCTAGTCTGGAAGAGATTGTTGAGGCAGGTATGCATGAATGGACAGATGACAGTAAACTAAGAGAAAGTATGGGATTAAACACAGGATGAGCGGAATGCAGATTGTTAGGTTGGTACTTGAATTATTAAAAGAATTATTGAGTTATGGTAAAAAAGCTGAAAAAGAGAAACTGGAAGCAGATATCAATGATCGTGCTGATGATAAGCGCGATTGGATTAGGCAGCGGATGCAGGACACCGATCAAGCTGGACGCGACGAAGAGACTGATTCTTGATAATGAGAGAGGTTTTCAGGACGCATATATGGCATCTCCACAGGCTAAGTTGTTTGTTGAGGATTGTCTGGAACAGATAATCCAATATGAGAAAGATTTAGAAAAAGCCAGCGTTCGCAACTAACAACGCCTAAAAAAATTGCATAAAAGCAGCAGGACGCACCAAAAATGGGTGCGTCTTTTTTTATGAAAATGAAAGACCAACTGGAGTGTTTCTGCACGGACATCGAAAAACTGGTGGATCGCTATCAGGAAGAATTTGATTTAGACGATGCAACACTCATAGGAGGTCTTCAGATGTATTCATGTCTGATGTCATTACAGGCAATGGGTTACCTCCTCGGAGATGACGAGGAGGAAGATGAGGAAGATGACTTTACTATATGAAATCTCGTGATGAATTAAACGCATCAGTCCTACAAGATTTAGCAGACCGTAGCGTTTGGGATACCAGACAACGCATGTTTTATGAGATGCGTCACCATGGGTTAAGAAGAAAAAACAAACCTTGGCCCGGTGCATCAGATGTACATTTCCCACTGGTAGACACCACAATAAGCGAACTTAAACCTGCTTATTTCCAGCAGTTATTTGCTACAGACCTGATTGCCCAGTTCATTCCTACAACCCCACAGGTTGCAGAATACACAACAGCGGCGGCACAATGGTTTGATCATAAAATAAAGCAAAAGACTAATTTAGAGACAGAAGTCCTGAGTGCCGTTGATTCCATGCTTATGAGCGGGAATGGGGTAATGAAGATTCTGTGGGACAATAAAGCGAAGAGGCTTAATTATTATTCAATAGAACCACAGCATTTTGTCGTTCCTAGCTGGACCAGGAGTCTAGAAGAGGCAGACAGAATGTGTCATATTTCGGTTTACTCAGTTGATTCGTACAAACGGCAAAAGCACCTAAATCAAGATCCAGAAGTCATTACCCAGATTGCTGGGAGTTATAACAATGATGCCGGGGATATGGACACTGAGTACACCAAATTCGAGCGCGAAGGACTAACATTCACTGATGAATCAAAGATCATTGTTTGGGAGGTTTATTTCCGCGATGACAAGACTGGGGAGTGGTGCATTTGCACATTCTCACCTACTCAGCCTGATATTGATCTTAGACCCACAATGAAGATGCCATATAACCATGGCAAGCCACCATTTGTGGCTTTTCATTACGAGGTTAAAGATCCCGGTTTTTATTCAGCCAGAGGTGTAGTTGAACTTCAAGCAACCATGGAAGCTGATCTAACGAAGCTTCTTAATGACAAGAATGATTTTATGACTCTCGCAAACAGACCACTGTTTCGCGCTGAGAGAGATATGCCTAACACGGGCAATCTCAGGATGACACCTGGCAGCATCCTGCCATTTGGAATCCAACCAGTTGCACATCAGGCACCTCCAATTTCGTTTGATACTCAGATGAATGTCATGCGGGAATTGGCACAGAATAGAGTATCCACACCAGATTTTGGTCTAACTCAAACGCTACAGAATACTGAGAGGCGTACCGCAACTGAGATCCAAGCTATTGGAGGTTTGTATCAGCAAAGCAGTGATTTGCGGATGAGAATATTCCGTATTGCACTTGGCAAACTCTACCGCATGAGTTGGTCCGTTTTATTGCAATACGATAAGACTTCTTTGGATTATTGGTATTTAGACACTGCACAACAAATCCCACAGGAAGCACTGCATCAAAACTATGGCATTCAGCCAACTGGATCAGCAGATGGAGTGAATAAGCAGTTACTAATGCAGAAAGCAATCACTCGTTTTCAGATGTTTGCCAATGATCCGTTTATCGACCAAGGACAATTGCGGAAAACTATTCTTGAATCAGACGATGCCACTTTGGTTAAACGCTTATATCAAGATCCAATGGATCAACAAGCCACCCAGTCAGAAGATCAAGCGAACGAAATCACGTTCCTCAGACTTGGTTTCCCAGCAGTAGTTAAAGAGTCAGATGATGATGCGGTACACATTCAGACAGTTGTAAACTACATCAACAATCGATCTCAATCAGGTGCACAACCTGAGCCAGCAGAAGGACAAATGCTGGAGCAACATATCGCTCAACATTTAGAAGCTTTAAAAGAAAAAGATCCAAAAGCCGGGAGACAGATGGAAGTTGAATTGAAGAATTTATTTGCACAACTGCAACAAGCAGCAACGCAACAAGCACAACAAAATGCTGAACAAACTGAGGAGAATGTTGGGAGCGTTGAGGACATTGCGGCAGGTGCCCCAGTGGGTCAACCCGCCTGAATGGTCAAATGAACATGCTGTAAAGCTACAGCAATTCCTAAAATCTGAGACTGGTGTTGCATTGCAACAACACCTGAGAAACTTGCACATCACTAATTGTGATAGATTAATCTCAGCCCCAGCAGATTTGTCCTACAAGACGGGTCAAGCATTTGGCTTTAAATCTGCATTGGCGACAATAGACGGTCTAGCCGCGATAAGATCGCAACCGGAAGAAGTTGTCACAGGTGTGACCGACGACCTGGAATGGTTGAGGCAACCTAGTAATTAGAATTTATGTCTGAGGCTAAAACAGAAGCACCAGTCACGGTGGATAACGAGCGCGAGCAATTGCTACAAGCATTAGCGGAAGCTGATGATAGCGCGTTCGATTTAACTGCGAACACTACCTCGATGCCGCAGGTCGAGGAACCTGACACGGAGTCTGCCAAAGTGGAAGACACCCCCAGAGAAGAAGCACCGGAGCAACCGGGAGAGGAAAAGCCAGAGGAAACTCAGGAGGAGGAACAACCCAAATC